CTAACAATAGGCGCATTTTCCAATATACAGCTTCTTACTGGTAGATTATCAAATCTTCGTATCATTAAAGGAACTGCTTTATATACCAGACCGTTTATTCCTCCAAAAGAACCTTTAGCTAATATATCGAATACCACTCTTTTAACTTTACAATCATCTATTCCAGATAGAACAACAAGACATGTTGATTCTTCGGGTTATGATTCGATTATTAGAGCGGTAGGTGGTCAACCAGGAACATCTTCTGGTTCATTTTCACCATTTGTTCCTTCAGCTTGGTCTGCATTTTTTAGCGGTACAGAATGGATAACCACAGGAGCATCTACCGCTGGAAGCATATTAACTCTAACTTCTACATCAACATTTACAATCGAATGTTGGTTGTATCCAACTGCACATACAACATCAACAATTGCTGGCACTGTATTTGGACAAATGCATGCCACTGGAGGCATTAATTATTGGAGTATTGGTCCTTATAATAGTAATGGAACACCAGTTTTCTTTTGGTTTGATGGTGCAGAAAAACGTGCTATAGGTAATACAACAATACAATTAAATACTTGGACACATTATGCTGTTACTGCGAATTCCGGTGTTCTTAGAATGTACATTAATGGAATACAACAAACACTTACTGGAACTACAATATTAACTAATCAATCCGGAACGACAGGCAATGTTTCTATTGGAAGGTGGCAATCGGCTGGAGCGGGTTCTTATAGAGGACACGTTCATGGTTTAAGAGTTGTTAGTGGAAATGTAGTATACACACAAAGCTTTACTCCTCCAACAGACACACCAGTGCCCATAGCAAATACAACATTATTGATGTTCACAGATACAGGAACATTTGAAGATCAAGGACCAAATAGAATTCCAATCGCAACGGTATCTGAGGGTACTGCAATGCTTCCCTTTGGTCCTTTTGGTCCACAAACAAAAACTCCAAAGAATTACTCTATCAACTTCACGGGCAGTGACTTCATATCTTGTAATAATGCAAATCTGGTTATTGGCGCAAATAGCTTCACAATAGAAACATGGGTATACAATAGAGTCGGAAGTAATAATGGTATATTTCAAATAAGCACTGCACCATTTGGCATAACAAATGGACACACAGAAACATTGACGATGAGTATCATCAATGATAAAGTTTCAATTCGTGCTAATAATAATACTATTTACACTAGTACAGGTTCAACAATAACAAAAAATACATGGCATCATTTAGCATTAACACACAGTTCATCTTCGAATATCACAAATATATTCATTAATGGTTCAAAGGATACGACAGTTGGAACAAGCGGAGATATAATAGATACAAATAATTATAATGGAACAACTTTAGCCATAGGTGGTTATGTTTCCACATCTGCTTTGTTTAATGGACTAATAAGCAACTTTAGATATAATAAAAATGATATAATATACACCGGAAACTTTGTCGTTCCTGGAGAACCGCTGACATCAAATTCAAACACTCAAGTATTGATTGCACAGGCAGGTAATACTGTCTTGGAAATCACAGGCAAAAACTTTGCTGTTAATGGTAATCCCACTTTATCTGGTGTTAATCCTTTTGGTTATACACGAGAAATTGGCGTATCATATGATCCGGCGATACATGGTGGAAGTGTCCTCATTGAAAACACTGTTACTGATGACAGTTTGGATCAACTAACAAAAAATCCAACAATTAATAGTACATATACTAGTTTGGGATATGCTCCATTTACAGTGGAAGCATGGGTATATTTACCAAGATTTGGTAGTACATCTTATATTTATGGGGGTGCACTTGCCTCAACCATACAATTCACTATCTTTACGATAGCTGCTCCTTTAAGTGGCACGATAAGTGGCGCGGGCGGGCCCACCCCAGTTGCTACAAGTGCGAGATTTCCCTATTTCGGATATTATACCGGTACTGCGTGGCAAGGAAATAGCGGAAACAGACAAATCGACATGGGTTCTTGGAATCACCTCGCTATTTCATATGATGGCTTCGGAACAGTTGGACCTAGGATATTTTTAAATGGAGTTGATATAACAGTAAATCCAACACAGTCTACTTACTCTCCACCCAGTATGCCATCGGCTGCATGGTACATTGGAAGACGATGGGATACGGCATCGCCTGCTTACAGCACGATATATATTTCAAATTTAAAAGTTATTAGAGGAGAATCTTTATATAAAGCAAACACAAGCTTTATTCCTACGATGCGCGTCACTCAACCAACACCAAATACGATTCTACAATTGGATCACTCATCAACAGCATTAACAAATTATGATACAACATACAAGAATAATATGGTAACAGTGGGTGATGCTAAAGTGACAACTTTCAGATCAAAATTCGGAAATCAATCAATATTTTTTGATGGAACTGGTGATTATATTCTTTCTTCATCAGGTATTGCAGCGAACAATATAGCCACAAGTTTTGGCACAGGTGATTTTACGATTGAATTTTGGTTAAATTCAGCAACGGCATCAAGTCAAACAGGCATTCTGATCGATTATAGACCAACAGGTACGCAAGGTCTTTATCCCGTATTGTATATAAATGCTGGTGTTATAACATATTTTACAAACAGTGCGGATAGAATTGCGGGTTCAACTCTGCCTAATAATCAATGGATACATATTGCATTGACTAGATTCTCATCAAGTACACGTTTATTTGTTGATGGAATACAAGTCGGTGCCACATATGCAGATACAAACTCTTATATTACAGGACTATACAGACCTGTTATAGGATCAGCAGGCACATCATTAGGATCATCAGTTTACAGTGGATATATGGACGATTTAAGAATAACGCATGGTTATGCTAGATATACTGGTAATTTTAGTCCTCCTGTGCAACCACATTTTACGAGATAAGAGGTATTAATGGCTTTTCCTAGTTCACCAATAAATGGACAAGAAGTATTGATTGGTGGTATTACTTATACATATGACTCAACAAACAACACTTGGACAAGATCGTATGTGACCGCGATACAAGGAGCAACTGGACCACAAGGAGCGACTGGTATAGGTGCCACTGGTGCTACAGGAATAACTGGTGCAACTGGTGATCCTGGTGGAGCTACAGGTGCAACGGGTTCTACAGGACCACAAGGATCTACTGGGGCTACAGGGTTGGGTGCAACTGGACTAACTGGTTCGACAGGAATACAAGGAGCCACAGGACCACAAGGAGCAACTGGAATAACTGGTGCCACCGGTAGTCCTGGTGGAGCAACTGGTGCTACAGGACCGGCCTCGACAGTAATGGTAATTTCTGCTTCTGATGAAGGCTCATCATTAACAACAGGAACGGCAAAGATAACATTTAGAGCACCATTTGCCATGTCGATAACAGATATACCTAGATCCAGTTTATCAACAGCCAGTTCTTCTGGATTGGTAACTTGTGATATAAATTTAAATGGAACTTCAATTTTAGGAGCTAATAAATTATCAATTGATGCTACTGAATTAACAAGTAAAACAGCAGCGACGGCTACAACATTAGCTACTAATCCTACAAACATATTGGATGATGCTATTATTACAATAGATATAGATGCGGCAGGAACAAGCGCCGCAGGATTAAAAGTTTACTTATATTATAATAGAACATGAGTCTTTTTTTAATAAATCCATTCATTAATAGATTACAAACATATTCTTTTGGCTCTCCACTAGGAACAACCAGTCAATATGAAGCACAATCTGTTAGTGTAGCATTCAGTGCTTTCAATACAGGTCCGATTACAATTTATTTTAAAATCGTAACTGTGACGGGCACAGTTGGTGATGCTGATTTCAGCAGCCCTGCGAATCCTGTTACACAAGGTTGGACACAAACTCTTGCATATAGTGCAGCACAAGGAAGTTGGAATACATCATTCAATATTAATCTCGTCAATGATGGATTAACTGAAACTGAATCTTTTAGGATAGAAGCAAGAATTAATTCTCAATCCGGAGAACTTGTCGCAACAAGCGGAACAGTAACCATACTCGATATACCATCTGGAGAAAGCAGTTATACAACAGCGGGAACATATTCTTTCACGGTGCCTGCTGGAGTAACAGCTATAAGTGCAGTAGCAGTTGGTTCAGGACATGCGGGTATTAAAACAAGTAGCGGTGGTGGTGCTGGAGGGCAGGGTGGATCACTCAGATGGACAAGTAGTATTGCAGTAACTCCTGGAGAAGTATTGACAGTATTTGTCGGAGCAGCACGAACAAGCCCAGAAGTTAATTCATTCGACTATTATTTTACAGATGCAGCAAAAGGCCAAAGCAGCTATATCTCAAGAGGCGCCACAATTCTACTCAGAGGCGCAGGTGGCGCAAGAACAGATAATGTTGGTGAAGGTGGCGGTAATGGTGGGGTACTACCCGGAATGCCTCCAAACACTTATCCAAATCAAGTAACGGGTATGTCGGGTGGCGGTGGTGGTGCTGGCGGATATTCTGGCAACGGTGGAAGGGGAGCAGTTGAGGCGGGCGGCGCCGATAATATTTCTACCAATGGTAGTGGTGGTGGTGGCGGTGGTGGTGGTTCTTCAACTGTTGGCGGTGGTGGTGGCGGTGTGGGAATTTTAGGAGCTGGCGCCAGTGGTACTGCTGGTCAAAGTCTACAGTTTGAGCAAAATGGAGCCTCTGGTTATAGAGGTACAGCAGCCACTGGTGGATCGGGTGGTACCAGTGGAGAACGTGTTTATGCTTACATAAGTCCTAATCCAGCTGATGCTAGAGGTAGAGGTGGCCAATATGGTGCAGGGGCGGGTGGTATGTATGGAGGAATAAGTCTCAGTGGCACTCCCGTCTCGGGCGGTGGTGCGGTTAGGATAATTTGGGGACCTGGAAGAAGTTACCCAAATAATGCAGCCTAGATTGATGGAGAATAAAAATGGAATATACTTTAGTTATCAAAATTGAAGATAATAGTCCTGTAGGACATCCTATTCTTTTGGATAATTTCATTGAAACAAATCCAGGAGTAGATTTGAACAATTTACCCAGCGATTATGCTTGGTTTGAAAGAGTGCCCGAGCCGATGCTTGGAGTATATGAAAAAAATCTAACTTCGACTTACGAATTTGTGGGTAATATTGTTAAAGATGTTTGGCACACAGAACCAATGACTGAGGAAGAAAAACAACAAAAACAGGCAAGAAATAAAGAAGCTTGGGTAGAACAACAAGGATTTCCGTCTTGGACATTTGACGAAGAAATTTGTTGGTTTCGTCCACCAATACCTTTTCCTGATGATGGTAAATTGTATCAATGGGTCGAAGATAGTTTAAATTGGATTGAATTGAAAATTTGAAATAATCGTCGCTTCATTTTCATATTATTTTGATGGTAATAAATACCAATGAAATGACGCACTTTTTCGGTGAATATCAATTTAACATGGACAAAAATTATGAGATTCCACATTCTAGGTCTTCCACATACTGTTACAAATAAAGAATATGTTGCATGTGCATATACGCAAAAAGTATTTAAATTTGGTAAGATGATGACTCAAAGAGGTCATGAAGTAATACATTATGGTCATGAAGAATCCGATTTGGAATGCACTGAACATGTTACTGTTACAACAAATAAAGATCTGAAAATAGCATATGGTAGTTATGATTGGAGAAAAAACTTTTTCAAGTTTGACGCAAGTGATCATGCATATCAAACATTCTATAAAAACTCCATAGAAGAAATACAAAAGAGAAAAAGAAAAGATGATTTCATTTTACCTTTTTGGGGTTCAGGACACAGACCTGTTTGCGATGCTCACCCAGATTTGCTCTGTGTTGAACCTGGAATAGGTTATGCTGGTGGTCATTGGGCTAAGTATAAAATATTCGAGTCATACGCCATTTATCATGCTTACTATGGTTTAGATGCTGTTGGAAGATGTAAGCAAAGTTGGTATGATACAGTAATTCCAAACTATTTCGATCCAGACGATTTTGAATTTTCGGAACAAAAAGATGATTATTTTTTGTTTTTGGGAAGAGTCTATGAAGGAAAAGGAATTCATGTAGCAATACAGACAACAAAAGAAATAGGCGCTAAACTTGTCGTTGCGGGACAAAACAATTTAAAAGATTGTGGCTATGATAAAGTTCCCGATCATGTGGAATTTGTTGGTTATGCTGATGTCGAGAAAAGAAAAAAACTTATGTCGAGAGCTAAAGGCGCTTTTGTTGCCAGTTTCTATGTTGAACCTTTTGGTGGTGTTCAAGTAGAATGTCTATTTTCAGGAACGCCAACTATAACAACAGATTGGGGCTCATTTACTGAAAATAATATTCATGGAGTAACAGGTTATCGTTGCCGAACCTTTGATCATTTTGTTTGGGCAGCAAAAAATATTCATAAAATTGATCCTAATAATTGTAGAAATTGGGCAATAAACAACTTTTCTTTGGAAAGAGTTGCTTCCATGTATGAAGAATTTTTTGATTCTATACTCGATATTCATAATGATAAAGGATGGTACAAAATCAATTCAAACAGAACAGAATCCAATTTCAACAAAAAATACTATCCAAATGTTTCAGAAAAAATTGATTATGAGCAGGTATATAAAGAAGAGAAACCTTTTTCTGATAGATTGGCGAAATGGATTAAGCAAGAATTAAATGTAACTGAAGCTTTAGATTTGGGTTGTGGACCAGGAATTCACACATATTCCCTCAATGAAAACGGAATAAAATGTGTAGGAGTAGATATTGATAAAAGGGTTGATGGAAAAAATTATCTTATACAAGATGATCTATTGAATTTAAAGCAAAAATATCAATCTGAATTGGTCATTTGTTTTGAAGTTGCCGAACACATAGATTCACAATATTCAGATAAAATAGTCGAGGCTGTTTGTAGCACCATAAAAAATGGTGGTTTACTCATGTGGACCGCTGCTGTTCCAGGTCAAGGCGGTGTTATGCATATAAATTGCAGACCTAAATCATATTGGAAACAAAAATTTGAGGACAGTGGTTTGATTTATGATGAAATGACCACAACAAAATGTGTGGATTTTTGTAAAGAAGGATATCATATGGGATGGTTTGTGAATAATTTAATGTGTTTTAAGAAAGCATAAATATCTAATAAAAATATAGGTATCATATGGCAAAAATTTCAACTAGAGCGCAGTTTAAAGACTATTGCTTACGCCGTTTAGGTCATCCAGTAATTCAAATCAATGTAGATGATGATCAAGTGGAAGATAGAATTGATGATGCCTTAGCGTTTTTTGGTGATTATCACTACGATGGAACTCAGCAAATGTATCTTAAACACAAGATAACACAAGCTGATATGGATAGACAATGGATTCCCTGCCCAGATGCAATTCAATTTATAGTTGGTATTTTACCATTCGATCAATCAAATTCATCTGTTAATATGTTCGATTTGAGATACCAACTCAGATTGCACGACTTATATGACTTTACTTCCGTTTCATATGTTTCATATGAAATTACCATGCAACATATTCGAACATTGAATTTATTATTTTCCGGTACACCTCAGATACGTTTTAATCGTAAAATGGATCGTCTACATCTGGATATAGATTGGACTCGCGATCTCAAAGTTGATGACTATATCATCATCGAATGTTATAGATATATTTCTCCTGATAATACAACATTATCTGGAACAGCAAATGTAAGTTCCTCTTCAAATACTGTGATCGGAACAGGAACATCATTCACAACTCAAGTATCAATAAACGATGAAATTGTTATTGCTAACGAATCCAAAAGAGTCATTTCAATTAATAGTGATACCTCGTTGAATGTCAGTTCGACTTTTGTAGCCTCGTCAAATGGAAATTCGATGACAATAACTGGATTTCCTGATGTTTGGAATGATAGATTTTTAAAATCGTATGCTACAGCAAAAATTAAATATCAATGGGGCACGAATCTAAGTAAGTTTGCAGGCATTCAAATGCCTGGTGGTGTAACACTAGATGGTCCTAGAATAATGGAAGAAGCTAAAGAGGAAATAAAATCTTTAGAAGAAGATGCAAAAAGCACTCTTTCTATGCCAAGCGAGATATTCATAGGTTAAAATGCCCACCAATTTTTACTTTAATAATTTTCCTCAACAACAAGTAACTAGTGAGCAATTACTAGTTGAGGATTTAGTCATCGAAGCCATGCAGATACATGGCATGGATGTTTATTATTTACCTAGAACAAGTCGCGATGAAGTGGATATGTTGTATGGTGAAGATCCATTAAAAGAATATCGAACAGCATATTCTATTGAAATGTATATGGAAAATGTGACGGGAATGGATGGTGAAGGAGATTTCATTTCAAAATTTGGTTTAGAAATTCGAGATGAAGTTACTATGTTAATGTCACGAAGAAGATTCAAATATACTGTTCCTTTAGGTAGACCTAGAGAAGGCGATTTAATTTACATACCACTAGTACAAAATTTCTTCGAAATTACTTTTGTTGAACATGAAAACGATCAAGCGATGTTCTATACATTAGGTAGAGGACGCGGTGGAAACGTATATGTTTATGCCTTAAAAATGAAACAATATGTATTCAGCGAAGAGATCATTTCAACTGGTGTGCAAGAAGTTGATGATCAAGCTTTTGATGAATATAGAAGAACGAAATTGGTTCTAGCAAATAATATAGTTTTTCCAATGAGTACGGGTTATTTTGTTCCTGGTGAAATAGTATATCAGGGATCATCATTAGAAACAGCTAATGCACAAGCTATAGTCTATTCATATGAGCCTCACACACAATTAAATGTCATAAGAGTACAGGGAACATTTTCAACCGGCAATATTCGTGGTAGTACCAGTGGTGCATTAAGAGGTATTACATTAGCAGACACTTCAACTCAAGTAGATGGAAATGTTTTCGAAGACATATCTGATAATAAACTTGTTGAAAATGAAGGTGATAATCTATTAGACTGGACAGAAAAAAATCCTTTTGGTGAGGCATAATGTTAGGTAATTCACATTTTTATAATCGTACTATAAGAAAAATGATTGTCGCATTTGGAACAATCTTTAATGATATTGTATTGGTTAGACATAGTAAAGATGGAACAGAAGAATACGAAAGAACAATAGTTCCTCTATCCTATGGATCAAAAGAAAAATATATAACTCGTTTGAGTTCTGATCCAACTTTAACAAAATCTATTAATGTATATGTTCCTAGAATAGCATTTGATCTTGTTGGCATATCATATGATTCAACAAGAAAGATGAATACATTAGGAAAAAACTTTGCTGTGAATGATGGTAATAATGTAATTATCTCGCAGTATTCTCCTATTCCATACAATTTCGAATTCGATTTAAGCATTTTCGTAAGAAATCAGGAAGATGGAACTCAAATACTGGAACAAATATTGCCTTTCTTTACTCCTGATTTCACTGTTACTGTTGACTTGATTCCTACATTAGGAAGAAAATATGATATTCCAGTAACACTAGATTCAGTTTCGCCGCAAATAGAGTATGAAGGCGATTTTTCCACAACGAGATTAGTCATATGGAATTTAACATTCACATTAAGAGGATGGATATTTCCTTCAGTGAAGTCCGGAGTCGATAAGTTGATTAGCAGAGCAAACACGAATGTGTATGTTGATGATCGAAATACAGTAATACAAAAAGTTTTTGTTGATATGAATTCTGGTAATGGTGTTTATACCACAGGCGAAACCATTAGAGTTTTAAATAAAAATAAGACAGGAACAATAACATATTTTTCCAACAATAGTTTGGGAACATTATTAGTTTCGAATCTTTCTGAAAATTTGGAAGAAGGTGATATAGTGATTGGTGATTATACAAATGCGAAATATACGATTAATGATGTGGATCTGAATCCATCTAAAAGCATTTCATTGATAACAGAAGTTAGTCCTTTATCATCATCTCCAGATGATGATTATGGTTTTAAGGACACAATATCATGAAAAAAATAGACGAAAAACTTTCTGAGATTTTTGATATACAACCACTCAAAGAAGAAGAATCTTCTTTACCAGAAGTTATTGATTCGCAAGTCGATACGGATTTTGAATTTGCCAGACAAAATATTAGAGAATTGGCAGAAAAAGGAAAAATAGCAGTTGATAATATTCTACAAGTTGCCGCAGCAACCGATCATCCAAGAGCATACGAAGTAGCTGCCACACTAATAAAAAATATGTCTGATATAAACAAAGACCTAATAGAATTACAAAAGAAGAAGAAAGATCTTACACCGATTAAAGAAAAGTCTGTTGTGAACGTTGACAAAGCAGTTTTTCTTGGATCAACCGCAGATTTAATCAAACAAATAAAACAAATAGGATAATAAATGGAAACTTTAATTGAACAAATGAAAACTATTTTGGGTACAAATTTTGGACTATATTTTAAAGCACATTCATTTCATTGGAATATTGAAGGACCAGATTTCGTTCAGTATCATGGTTTTTTGGGTGATTTTTACACTGCGGTTTGGAATCAGACGGATTTAATTGCCGAAAAAATTCGTATGCTTGGTTCTTATGCTCCAACCAACTTAACTAGAATTCATGAGCTAAGTGATGTTTCCGAAAATGAAAATATTCCAGATGCAGTTTCCATGCTTAGAGATTTGATGCAATCGAATGAGAAAATGATTTTCCATCTTCGTGCAGGTATCGTTGCAGCCGATGCCGCTGATGAACCGGCCATAGGAAATTTCTTACAAGATCTGTTAGATGCACACCAAAAACAAGCTTGGATGTTAAAAAGTTTAATTAAGTGATAACAAATCAGGGCGGATATCTAGGTAATCCTAATCTAAAAAAGCCTGGTGTAGCGATTGAATACACACAGGAAC